TCCAGATAGTTTTTTAACTCTTCGTCCACTCTAAATGTAATAGTAAAATCTCCAAACTCTAGCTTTTCCCCTGGAAAAGGTACTCTAACAAATGGGGTAGATACTTGAGCAGTGCCCAAAGAAATGCTTGGTATGGAAGCAGATTGAACAAAATAATTCACTCCTGGAGTCTTCTTTATAAAGAATCTAAACCCAAGAGGTGAAAGAAAGTTCTTGTTTGTTGGTGTATTAGTTAATATGCTCATGGATGTATTTATCTATAAAAAAGGCCCGACATATGTCGGGCCTAATTACTTCATATTATTATTATATTTTTTAATTCTTACATCAGGTTGTTTACTAGAACACGTCTGTAGTAAACGTTGGTGTTTTCAGTAAGAGCACCTAGACCAGCTGTCGCGCCCTGTGCGAATGGGTTTGCAACCATTCCATAACGAGTCTTGAAGCCAATCTTTGGTTGGAAGGTGTCTTGATCAACAGCACGAACCATTTGTAGTGGAACGTATGGGCAGTAGAATAGACCAGCATCAAATGCTGATGAACCCTTGTAACCCATCATGAAGAAGTTACCACCTGCATATGGATCGATGTAAACACGGATACGTCCGTTTAGTACACCAGCGAATGTTGCACCGGTATCATCGACGTTTAGGTTGTTGCTGTTAAGAGCAGGAGCGTAATCAAGAACGCCAGCCATTTGAAGAGCAGATGCAACGTCTGATGAACAAATCATCACGTTGCCCTTGCCTCTACGAGTGTCTTTGGCAATCTTGTTAGCTTCTCTTTCTAGTTGGAACATTAGACCCTTGAACTTTTCAACTGACCAACGACCGTTTGAGTCGGTGTCAAGGTCGAAAATACCAGCAGTTGTTGTTCCTTCTGTAGCACCTTGCTTACCAGTTACGTAGATTGTACGGATAACTTCACGGTTAATTTCAGCAAGGATTTCTGAAGAAAGAATGTTGCTTAGTTCTGTTTCAGCATCAAGACCATGGACAGCACGAAGATCTTGTGCAAGTTCCATTGTGTACTCAGCCTTTAGAGCACGTGACTTGGCTGTTACAGAAACCTTCTCAATTGAGAAAGCCATTTGTGGGAATACTAAGCTGTTGTTTGAACCAAGGTATTCAGCTGTCGTTGTTGACATGCCTGTACCGTAGTTAAGAGCAGCGTTTGCAGCAAGGGTGGTTGTGTTAGAACCATGGCTACCAAGTGAACCGATGTTGCCGTCACCTTGGCCAAGTGTTGTGTTGGCGCCAGTGATTGTTGAGAATGCTGTGTTAACTTCGTTGTAAAATGTTTCTGTGCCTGTTTGGTTGCTGTAACGAGCACGCATTGCAAAGATAAGACCTGTAGGACCTGTCATTGGTTGAACGCCGCAAAGATCATAAGCGATCAGGTTTGGCATTGAACGACGAACAAGGCTGATAAGGACTGGATCGAAAATATCGATATTGCCTGTTGTGCCGTCCGATGATGAACCTTGGAAAGCATTTGCTTCAAACAAAGATTGGCTACCACGTGAAATTTGACCAGCTTCGCGAAGTGCGCGCTCTGTGTTTTCAAGAATAGTAGCAGTGACTGCTCTTTTGTGTGGATCAGCAATCTTGTCTAGATCTGGATGATCTAGAACAGGTTGCCACTTGTTTTGAATTTCTTCGTTGAGATACATTTGTGAGTCTCCCTTTAAATAAAATTAAAGCTGTATTATTTATTAAAACTTATTTCTTAATGGTTCTTGAAATAGCGTGGACGTAGTTTGCAACAGCTCCTGGCACTGGTGTAGCTCTTGGTGCTGGTTCGTCTGCATTCTCGATTTCACTTTCAATGAGTGTAACTGACTTAGTTTTCTTTTCAGCAAAATAATTTTCTTTGACAATTTCTAGTTTTTGCTTGAAAGATTCTTCATCAGTAAAATCAACTCCTTCTGCAAGAGTCTTAAACTTTTCAGCTTGGGTAATAATCAGCCCTTCTGAAACTTCATTGAAAATTCTGTGTTTAACTTCTTCCGATAATGCCTTAGTTAGATTGATATTATCTTCAACAGCTTCGTTGAGTTTGTCTTCTAGTTCATCAACCTTTTCTACTAACTCATCAAGAACGTCTAATTTTTCTTCTGGAATTTCAATATAGTGCTCAGCAAACAGATGCTTAAGACCTTCGATAAATTCCTCAGTAATGCTTGAACGTAGGCTATCTTCAATAGCAACTTCGTTTTCTTCCATCCATTCGTTAACTGCATATGTCATGTAGTCATCAATACGGCTGGTAATTTCTTCGATCGATTCTGTGAGAGCCTGTTCAAAAGAAGCATGATACTCTTCTTCTAGGTCTGAACGAACTTGCTCTACTCTTGCATGAACAGCAGCTTCAAAAATTGTTGTGGCTTTAGTCTTAAATTCTTCTGAAAGATCTTCGCCACCAAATAGTGCTTCCATATCTTCTTTCATAGATACAGATGATTTGTTTTGACTTGACATATCGCCTGTAGCCTTTGTGTTGTTTTGTGAATCTGTATCTTGAACTTCACCATCAAGCTTCTGAGGTGAGAGATCCCCTTGCTTCTTTGAGTTTGGAAGGGTAGCTGTTTTAGCTTCTGGAGCTGGAACTTTAGATGTACCAGTCTGTCCGCCTCCAACATCCATAAACTCGTCTAATTGATTTGTTGCCATTTTTAACTCCTATGCTTTTGGTAATTTTATTTATATAAACAAAAATTTATAGAGACTTTATAAAATGTTCAAACATTTTAATTTTAACATTTTCATAATCTTTTGTTCTTACTGATTTGTCGATTTGGGTTCTCATCTCTTCTAATTTTTGAGCTTTTAGGACACCGTTGTCCCATACCCATTCTATGCCTTCCATAATACCTCTTACAAAGGCATCAGGAGCTGAAGGGTCAGCAACAATATCAGCAGCAGTAGCCAGGTAGAAGTCATCTTGAACCTCCATTACACCATCTTTATTTTCTTTTAGTGAACCCATTCCTCTTGAAGACACTCCAAGTTGAGCCCCTTCTTGCATTAAATTCTTTACAATATTTCCATAAGGAGTTTCAAGAATCTTTGCTCGACCTATGAAGTTATCGCCTTCTCTCTTAAGACTTTTTATAATATGTGATGCACGTTCTAGGTTAATTGTAGGACCAGATGGATGACCTAGCTCTCCAAAAGCACGATTTTTTTGAACATACTCTTTATTATATCTGCCAACTTCTTTGTCTAGAGTTTCTGTTCTATAAACTCTACCATTTTTATTTTTTAGGTTACCTTGAAGAAACACTCCTTCAATGAAGAAGTCTTTTTTGCCGCCTTCGTTTTCTTCGACAAGGTAGTTTACTTGTTCTACAAGCTCGCTTATTAATTTCATTTTAGTTGTTCTCGTAGTAGTCGTAAGTGTTGTTAGCAGCAAACATTTTTTGGAGATCTAAAATACAAAATCCGGTACCGTCAATTTCAATAACTACGTTAGCTGTATTGTTTCCTTGTAAGGCAAATCCGTTTCCTGCGAACTCTAAATCTCCTGTATCTGTTAGATACAAAAGCATATTAGAGTCTCTTTTAATTTGTACAGTGTTACTAGAGCCCCACAGCACAGCATTGATAGCTAGACCAGATATAGTTTCCCCGGATAACTGAAAGCTGCTTACGTTAGAATTAACGTTTGCAGTGGCATGTATAATTACTTTGCCATTCTTTTGATTAATTATCGTTGCCATCTACAGTCTCCGATATGCTTTGAGCAAATTCTAATAGTTCATCTTTGCGACCTTCGTCAAGCATTTGAACTAAAATTTCTTGGTTTTCTTCATCGAGGCTCATGTAAAGCTGTAGAAGAGAAAGATCTGTTTCTTCTTTTCTCATTGATTGAGCTTTTACTCTCTTTAAACGGTCTAGTGATGTTGTTAGTGTAGATCCATCGCCTTTGGTTACAAAAGCTGTGTTGCCTTTAATTTTGTCTAATGTATGTCTAGCAGGAGCCTTAGGGTTAGTTAATCTTACCTTTTCTCCTACCTTTACACCAGCCATGTTTGGATCTCTTGCTTCTTCAACTTCTTCTTTTTGAGTTGTTTTTTTAGCTAAGTCCATTGCAGCAGTGTATCCAGGAATTTTAGAAAGTCTAGCTAATCGTGCTGGATCTTTTGCTGTCTGAGCACTTGCAGCTGCTAGACGTTCTTGGCGAGCCATAAAATCTTTTTTAGTTTCTTTATTAGCTTCATCTAGTTCATTAATTTTTTCACCCATTGCTCGTTTTGTAGCGGTTGCATACATTACTGACTTTGCATCTTTTCCATAGCGTTCCTTGAATCCCGACATGCCTTTTTTCATACCTTTAACAATGTCTTCACGTCTTTTCATTTGTACGTCTGACATTTCATCAACTTGTTCTTCTGAAATACCTTTAATCTGACCCATGAATCCCTGTGCAGTAGTTTTGTCGCCCCTCTTAAGAGCATCTGCTAGCTTCAAATATAAAGATGCTTTTCTGTTGTCACCTTTATTCTTAAATTTAGAAGCTAGTTCTTTAGCAGTTCTGAAGTCCATTTCTTCGAGGTGCTCGATTTCCTCATAGACCTTTTCATCAGCGCCTGGATTATATCCATGAGCTTCTTTTTGACGATCTACAACCTTGACATTAGTCGCCTGAAAAACGTCATCACCATTACCGTTAGGATCTTTACTCTTAACAGTAATGTGCTTGTCCTTAAACTTCTTTTCGTCGCCTGGTTTTGGCTCGTAAACTTCTAAAAACTTTTTAAGAGTCTTCGACATTTTCGTCCTCTATTTCTAAATCGTCTTCGGTAGAATTATCTTCTTGTTCTTGTTCTTCACCATTGTTAAACATAGATTGAGCTATTTCTTGCTTTTTAGCTTCAATAGATTCCAATGCTTTCTGAGCCATTACATCGTTAAAAGCAGACTTAAAAGTCTCTGGCTTCTTTTCAAGTACGCTACTAATCATATCATCTATTGTATATTCTGCCATGCTATCCCCATTATTTATTAAATTGTAGTTGATTGACTTTGTTGATCTTCCCCACCTTGTGGTTCGGGAGGAGCAAATAATGTGCCTAAGTATTGAGGATTTTGACTTTCATCTTCGAGAGCGCTATCAATTTCTTCAATATCTTCATCTGTTTGTCTTAGAAGGTTTTTTCTGATCCATTGATGTGAGAAATATTTACCTGCGAATGGATCCATTTCTGCTAGTACTGCCATTCTTTCTTTAACAAGATCTATGTCTTTCATCTCTGCATAGAAGTTGTCGTTAGCAAAATTAAATTGTATATCTTGAACAATGTCGTTCCACTCATCTAAAGTCATTATTTGTTTTAACACGACTTGCTTTTCAAGAATCTTAAGAAACAAGGATGAGAATTTAAGTCTAAGTCTTCTAACAAACTTAGAAAATTTAACTTCATCTCTAGTAATTTCAGAAGAACGTCCAATATTAAATGTGCTATCTGATGCTAATCTAGAAACAGGAACATTTAACGATTCATATAGCTTCTTCTGGAAGTATTCAACATCCGCCATCTCTCCAAGATTTTGACCGCCTGGTAGTGTAGAAATTTCCGTACCCCTACCACCTTCTCTTCTTGGAAGCCAATAGTCTTCCAGCATGGTCATAAACTTGCGGTCGTCTCTTATTTCACCGGTGGCTGAATCATATACAATTCTATTTTTATAACGTACCATCATATCACGAAGGTACTGTTCTGCTTTCATCTTTGGAAGATTTCCTACATCAATATAGAAAATTCTTCTTTCTGGCGCTCTTGAAACTCTATAAATTACAGTAGCATCTTCAAGAGTTCTTAATTGGTTTAAAGGCTTAATAGCTTTATGTAAGTATGATAAAACCAGTGTATTATTAACATCCATCAGACCAGAAGTTACATGAACAATACTGTCTTTTGCAATCTTCATTCCAGATGTTGGTGATGGATTGGATGTACCGATGTTAGAGTTAAACCCTTTCTCGCTGTACATATAATATTCTTTGAACGTGTTTGACATATTAACATTCGTATTCGCATCACGTTTCTTTTTTACTTCTTTTACTTTTCTAATTTTTCTAGGGTCAATATACCTAAGCTCTTGTATTCCTAGATTAGGATTAGTAATATCAATCACTGCATGGTAATACATTCTTCCATCAATATACCAGCGTTTAAATAAATCATATGCCTGGTTATTAAAATTTAAAAGCTGTATTGTTTGCTTAAATTCATCTTGAAGAATTTTTTTAACATTATTTTGTATCTTTACATTATCTAGTAGTATGTCCACTGTCTGGACATCTTCATCAGATACAATAGCTTCATTAACTATATCATCCACAGCCATCTCAACTTCAGAGTGCATGGCCATTTCTCTATATTTGTTAATAAGTTCTGCTTCTGTTTTTGCTGATCCTTCTAGATCAACAAACGTACCATACATGCCCCCTGCAGCAACGACGAGAGCGCCGTCGTCTTGGAACTCTGTTACAAACGAGGGTGTTTTTTGTTGTTCGGCTTCAGATGAGCCACTCTTACGGATTTCAAAACCAAATAAATTCATGTCTACCTCAAAAAACGAAGGGAGAGGACGAACCTCTCCCTTCCATTATTAAACTCCGCCTGCGTTTCCAGTTATACCACCGGAGACTTCCCACCAATCATATTGGAACGTAACCGTGAACTCTTCAATAGAATCTGTTGTTTCCCAGTTTACATCAATTGTTGAAATTTCTGTTGGGAAGATGCCGTTGAAGTTATAAGTTCTAATAGGCACACCAGTCTTAGAAAACTGTGTTACTTGAGCCTGTGACTTATATAGCGATGGAGCAGCTCCGCCAAACGTTCTCAAGTTGCCTTGATGAGATTGAATTTGGTTTGACCATTGTTCCATTGC